CTACGATAACCGCGCATTCAACATAGCTACCTGTTCGTCGTTCATGTCATCAATCCACATACCGTAAATTTCATACACCATCTGCGCAGTTTCATGCCCCATCTGGCTGGCTATAAATGCCGGGTTCGCTCCTGCCGTCAACAGCCAGCAGGCAAAAGTATGTCGCGTATGGTACGGATTACGGCGGCGAATACCAGCACGTTTTACTGCTGCATTCCATCTCGCACCCAAACTGCTTACCGAGTAATAAGGTTTCTGTTTTCCGTTACACATCCTGGGCATGAAAACAAAATGCAGTTTTTGCTTTTCGGTTCTGCCGTACTCCCGATGATAAAAAGTGATTTCGCTTTTGCGATGATGCCCGGTCAGTTTGTATTGCTCCTTCAGTGCTTCAAGAGCTGGCTGTAGTAATGTTACCGTCCGGATCCCGGCATTTGTTTTTGGGGGACCGAACATATCAAGTATCGTCAGGTTTCTTCTGACATTCACAATTCCCTTCTCGAAATCCACATCCTCCCACGCAAGAGCTGCCAGTTCCCCGTGACGAAGCCCGGAGTAAACGGCAAATTTCCACAAGTTTTGGCTCTGTCCTTTTTCACTTTCCATTAATGCATTGAATTCTGTTTTAGATAACGGGTCAGGCTTTATTCTGTTTCGCTGTAATTTTTTTACTCCTTCAAATGGTTTGGTTGATATAAATCCCGACTGATACGCAAAACGTAACAGCGAACAGAGAAGGGCGATATAGTTATCAACTGTGCGCACGGTTCTTCCTTTTTTGTTGGATCTTGGATTATCCAGGTAAAGCGTTTCTCCATGCAGCAGTTCATTCCGGTAGTTTAAGATATCGCTATAACGAATATATGATATCGGGGTACTTTCACAAATTATTATTCTGAGTGTTTTTAATTGTGATTTCGTTTTCTTCATTGTGTTTGTTGTTAACTCTGTCTCTTTAATTTTTGTCCAGATATCACAAAGCTCCCCGAACGTTTTTATGACTCTCGTTGTCACCATTTTTGTCCCAGTGCTGGACTGGGGAAAACGTCTTAAATACTCAAATTCACCGGAGTTTATTTCATGAACTATCAGCGCTCTTAAATTTCCGGCCTTTTTAATATTACTGTTTGTAATCTCCCAGCCTTTTAATGTTTCCCGACATCGTTTTCCTCGAAACATGAACCAGATGCGAATGTTTCTACCTCTAATCTCGACACCTGTTGGTAATTTAGATATATCATGAGTCTTTGATAAACTGATTTATCTTTGGATAGTTGTACCAGATAATCCCTCGTTTGCTGTCTGGCTTACCTAAAGGAGATACTCGTTTGAAGTGGAAGCCCTCCACCCAACAGTTCTGGCGGTATGCTTCAATTTGTCTGGCCCCCAGACCAGTGCGAAGCATCAGGCCGTATTCAACCATCCACTCTTCATTAAAGATTACTTGTTCCATCGCATCACCTCTGGCAGGCGCCAATGTTAGACTGAAATTGACGCCTGATGTTGATTATTAATAATCAGCTATGAAGTTTTAATTTGAATACAATGCAATTCACGAGGACTGAAGTTTCTCGCAATTAAAATTTATCAGTTTTACTTTCTGCTCTCTGGAAACGCCTGCTTCTTTTTTACCTGAGAGCATTTTTTCGCATTCTGATTTCGTTAGTTTAGATTTTGAATATCTTGTCCAGTTAGTAGGAGTGCCACCTTCCTTTTCAATTGTAGCGGTAATTTTATACATGAACGCCTCCATTAATATTTTCAGTGGTTCGTTTATTCCATCTTTCGAGCGCTTCTTTTTCACTTCCACCATAGCCAGTTCGGGATTCGCATCCGTTGCATTTTGCCCGGTAATATCCTGAAATGTCTTTCACCGTTACTGATGGACAACCACAAAACGGACATGGTTTAACATCGTCATATCTCAAAGTTTTTGTCATAAAAACTATCTCACGTTGGCGGTGCATTACACCGCCAGGCTGGATTATTCTTCTGGATTATCGATTACACTGTATTCCCCGGCTATAACCGATATGTCGTCTGGATTAATTGTTTCCACCTCTTTTCCATCCATCGATACTGCACGCTGGATTTCAATAGATACCGGCAGATACTTGAACAGTTTTCGTATCACTGTCTTTTTGGCCATGTCTTCAAAGTGTTCATCCCAGATGGACGACGCCCCTTTTGACGCTGCATTTTTTGCCGCCTTGCTGTGTGTGTCGCGAACTTTTTCTACTTGTTTGCGGGTCATGACTTCAAACTGCACTCCTCCGTCTTTCAGTTTTGCAACAGCATAGACATGGGTTATAGGGGCATCTTCGTTTTCACCGGGACGATGAACCAGTTTTTCATCAAGGCCAAGTTCATAGCTGAATTCATCACATTCACGGACAACACGAGCTGACAGACTGATGATTTGACCTGATCGACGGGCAAGGTCGATCATGCCGCGATAACCGATGATCAGCTGTACGTTCTTCTTACCGTTTTTTGCTTTTCCGTTGCCGAACGGTAGCAGATATGCATGACCGAGGGCGCTACCTGGCTCAAGTCCGAGCTGTGAACACTGTACGATGGCACCGATAAAACTCGTCGAGTCACAGTTTCTTAGTTCCGGTACTTTACGGATTTCTGTTGTAGCAATGCGGATCATGCGTTCCGCTGTCATGTGACGTGGCAGAGCTGCTGCCAGTTGCGCTTTCATTGCCGGGCTGTTAATCACGCACAGCACATCCTTATCGTTAACTGCTGCTGGTGCACGGTTTCCCTGAGTTTTTTGCAGATCGGCTTTTGCGATAGGTGGTTGCTTAGTCATTTGCATACTCCTTAGCCCAGCGGGGCAGTGATAACGTCTTAATAGCTGGCCATTCATCGGTATTTAGGCAGTCAGCCAGGGTCCGCAGATTGCGGTGATATTCCTGCTGGCCTGCCAGTTTTGCTTCTTCGCCCATCATGAAAATCTCAACCGGATAACGTCCGCATTCAACAGTTGTGCTGGCAACCAGAAAAACGAAAGTTGGCTGCACACCAAACTGTGCTTCATAACCGTCACTGTAGAATGCATCCTGAACGTGATAGCGGTAGTCGTAATAAGCCGTTTTGAATCGTTGAATATCCGCTGTGGTTTTCACGTCCATGATCCAGTGAAATTCAGGAATAATTTTGTCCGGACGGCACCGACACAAAATTCCTGTTTCCGGATCTTCCCAGTAAATTGATGATTCAGCGTGTCCGGCGCTTTCAACAAGCCATTGCCCCAGCGGCAAAGCCATAACGCTTTGATACATGAGTTCAATTTTCCGGCCTTCTTCCGCAGTGATAACCGTTTTTCCTGTGCTTGCGCATTCCATCAGAAACGCTTTCTCTTCTTCTTTTCCGGCGTTTGTACGGCGGTTAAATTCAGGTGCTACGATAAAGCGGTTACTGAATTCTTCCGGTTCAAGTACCCGGCAGTGGAAAGCGGTTCCTAAATCGAGCGTTTTTGTCTTTGTAGTGTCCACGGGGGCATTTTTACGCCACAAATACAGTGCCGGAGTATCAGCAATGTCATCGAGCTGAGACTTACTGACACCGGGACCCGCGTGGTAATTCTCATTCGAAATTCCGTAATAAATACCTGGCTCTATGTCTTCTACGATTACGGGATCTGCGACTTCGCCAGTTTCATCACTGCAATCGCGATGCGGATCGCTGCCAGCATTCTCATTGTACGGATGTTCAGCGCCTTCCATTTCCTCCGGATCTTTTTCCTTAGCTTCAACCTGATTCTCTTCACCGAATGTTTCCTGGTATGTTGCGTCGCCCATCACCGCGCCACAGTCAGGACAGTTGCCGCCGCCAGCCTTACTGCAGGCGGTGCAAACTTTCTCCGTTTCCTGTTGTTGCACTACTGGCTCAGGCTGTTTCGTTTCTGGCTCGTTTTGTTGCGTATTTGGGTCGTTCTGTTCCGCTTTCTGGTCGTTCTGTTCCGTTTCTGGCTGATTCTGGTATATAGAGTCGCGAGTCTGGATCCCCTTAACCCATTTCGGATCATTCGGGTCGCTAATCCCTTCAACAAATTCTCCGCGAGAGGCAGCCAGTAATTTGTCTGCATCGACAGGATTTTTGGGCGGAATGTTTTTCCGGGCTTCATGGAGTTCTGCCCGCAGTTTCTGATATTTCGCATCAACAGAATTTACCTGTGACTGAGCATCCAGCGACTGCGTGTCCTGATGATGTTCAGTTGCATCCGGTTCCACTGTTTCAGCCGTTGCCTGTTCATCTGCCATTGCGCAAGATGGTTGCAGTTTTTCTTCATCATCCTGTTTTTCTTCTTCTGTTACACGCTGCGGCATCGGGGCAGAGGAACGACCGCAGGCAATATCCACGATTTCTGGATCAGGGTTGGCATGATCAGTTTCAGTCAGTACTTTGTTCAGATATTCAGTGACGTGTGCGGGGATAACCTCGATCCCAATTGGTGCTTCTTTTACGGACGCAACCACGATGGCGCGGGAATAATCCAGCCCACCAGGCATGGTGATGAATTTGTCGCGGAAAACAGAAAAGGGTGGTTTATTTTCAGCGATAATTTCCTCGACACGTTTAGCGTGTGCCGGATGAAGGTTATAAATGTCCACGTCCATTGAACGAGCTAGTACGCCAGTGGCTACGTCGCGCGCCAGTGACGTCAGATCGTGAACGAAACCTTCGCCGCGATCGGTGAGGTTCCCGCCGCCAGCATTAGCGCCGGAAGCCGTGCGCGTGATGCGTGAAACACGATTTCCTTTTCGCCATTCTTTTGTCAGAAGACCGCGATCAATGTGTTCGGTATCCAGCCAGGCTGAAATGAAATTCTTAAATTCATAGGGCTGATGTTTTTTCGTGATAGAGAACACTGCCTTAATTGCATCAGTCAGGCGGAGCAGGGCGGCATTATCCAGAGTTGTCGGTTCTGCCATGCTGCGTATGGCCAACAGCAGATTCTGGACATAGCTGTTTTCCTGATCCATCTCAAGAGCAGTAATGTGTTTCCGTTGTTCACGGGTGGCATGATGCAGGTATTTCCGATCCCCGGCTGCATACGTAAAAATGTGCAGAAGACGCTGTGTGAACCGCAAAGTGGCTACAGAGACTTCGCAATCCTGGCAATCCTCGTGGGCGTCTGCCTGCGCGTTTTCTTCCTGGCCTCCCGCCAGTTCTTTGGTTTCTTGAGCATTATCCTGGTGGTGAACGTCGTCTGGCGCTGCTCCCGGTTTTAGTTCCCAGGTCATTGAGTCTTTGCTGAGTTGATAGCGTTCACTCCAGGTAAAATCGATCTCACCTTCAGGGGGAAGGTCATTAACGACAGGAAAATTCGTGGCAACAGGTTTAAAATAGCTGCTCAGTTTTTTACCTGACTTAACGAGCAGGTAGTCCAGAGTGGCACAGGTCGATTCAAAATCGTCGCTTGCCCACAGGACGACGTCAGGTTCACCGGATGATTTTTTCGCTTTCCGTAACAGGAAGAGTGGTTTTGTGCTCATTGTTTTTTAACCTCAACTCAGATTAAAATTCGTTTTGTTCAGTGAATGATCTTGCCGGATACACACTGTTCATAGCCTGCGTATGGCGCAGGCTATTTCTTTCAGATTTCACCGCCTAATTTCATTGCAATCAGAGTTGCCAGAAATCCGGCTTTTTTTTCTGCGGGCAGATTCTTTCCGATGTGAACTAGGCACATTTTTGTGACACCTTCATCAAGTGTTTTTACGTTGCCTGATGGACCGTCGATATCAACCACAGTGAATGGGGTTTCTTTATTTTCTGTTTTAATCACGTAGCCAATACGCTTTCCTTCCAGATTAACCTCGTGAACAATGTCATCGGTAGTTACAACAGTGGCTTCATAATTGGTAATCATGTTTTTCTCCTTAATTAAGGTTGAGCGAATCCCTGCCATTGCTGGCATAAATTCAGTTTCGAATAGTCAGTTAATTAAAGTTCGTGTGCCATCTGGTCTTTTTCGGCACAACTTTCACTACAATATTTTTTCATTTCCGTCGTTGGGATAACTCCACGCATGAAATGAAGTGGTCTTTTAATGGTTTTGCTTTCTTCAACGTCTTTATTGCAAAGGTGGTAACCACATTTTATTTTCATGATTTTCTCCTGTGAGGCCTGCGGGAATTTCTTCATCTACAGGCCGGATAAATTTCTCAACAGGGAAACATTCACCAGCTACTTTTTGCTCAATAGCTGCGGCCTTGCATTCAGATTCGGAGTTATAAATTCCGGTAACAACATCCTGAGTTTCGCCTGATGTCAGAAAAACGGTCATGACAAGAGCGAACAAAGTGTTCATTTATTTTACTCCCGGTCGCAATTGCAAACTGAATAATGGCCTGCTCAAACATTTCTTCATCCTGTAAAAATACAGCGATGGCGAATTTACTCTGTGCGGCACTGATAGCTGTTAGATGATTACGTTCCATAACGCCACCTGAGCTACTTTATTCCTCGGTAACTTTATAACCATTAATTTCCAGAAATGTAGCGATATCCTGATATGAAAATTTTTCCAGAAGCTCATGAAGACGCCCCTCTGTTGAAAAGTATTCTGCTATTTCTTCGGCTCCAACCATTTCAATAATAGCGTCGTTATCTTCAACTGAATCAATCAGGTCTGATAACTTCACGCCATTGACTTCAATACATAATTTTTGATTGTAATCGGGCTTAACCTGTACATCTTTTGCTGTTACTTCAAAACTTATCTCTTGCAT